GCGTGGCACCGTGTCGTTATTGCCTGAGCCCGGCACCGAGCCGCCGCCCATGCGTGGGAAGGCAGGCGCAACGGCGCCGCCCTCTGCAAAGTAACTCTCACCGGATCCAACCACGCCACCGGCTGCATTGGTTTCAACTTTTTGCACATAGATCGTGTGCGTGCTGCTGGTGTTCAGACCATTGAGACTCTGAATCTGGCTTCTCGCGGCATCGACATTGGTGCTGACGCTGTGCGTGGACTCCGTCCTGAGGTTGCCCAGCGCCTTGATCATGCCTTCGACGTTGGTGATTGAAGCTTGGGCTTTTTCTGTGGTGACCCGGAGCTCAAGGAGGGAGTTTTCTTTGGCGTAGGCGGTGAGTTTGTCCAGCGCAGCCTTGGCCTGACTGACATCGGCGTCAACCGGCAACGTCTTGCCTTCCTTGAGCAATTGCTCGTATTCCTGCAGTTTTTTCTGGGCCTGCTCAAGATCGGCCTTGATCGGCAGCAGTCGTTCCTTCTCGGCCAGGGATTTGTCGAGTTCCGCGAGCGCCTTGTCAAACCGGCTGGTGTCGGCATCGATCGTGACTTTGAGACCGTCTTTGAGCTTGGCCGTGATCTGATCGATTTGGGACTCGGTATCAAGCAGGGTCTGCTTGATCTGATCACGCGCTGACAGCGCCGCCTGTGCTGCCTTCTGGTGCGCCTGGGCTTGGGCATCGAGCGTCTTGTTCAGAATGTCTTCTGACTCGCGGATGTCTTGCACGGCGCGGTTCACTCCATCCTTGCCTTGGGTGATGGCGGCGTCGGATTCCTTGGTCTTCTGTGCCAGGTCTGCACGCAACTGATCGGCTTGGCGCATCAGTGCGTCAGCGGTGGCGTATTCCTGTTTGCGATAGGCCTCGCGCGACTGCGCTTCCAGCAGCGCCACTTGGGAGAAGGCCTGCTCGGATTGCCTCCGTGCTTCTTCTGCCTTCTTCGCCTCCGCGGTCTGGCTGCTGCCGACCTGAGCCGCGAGGTCCATCGCCTTTTGCGCGAACTCTCTAGCGTGTTCGAACTCGCCAGCAGCCAGCGCATCTCTGGCCTTGGTCTGCAGCTCGACAACCTGACGCTTGCGATCCTCCAGCGCTTCGAACTCGGTCATGCCCAGTCGGCGCAGTTCGCGAATCTTCTCCTCGGTCGTGAGCGTGAGTTGGCGCTTGGCTTCCTCGATGCGCACAATCTCTGCCAGATGGCGATTGGCCTCTGCGTTCAAGGCATCGATGTGCGCCTTGTATTCTGTGGCAGCCTGCGCCATCGATTGGCGTTTGGCCGCCAGAATCTCGGCCTCAACCCGTGTGACGTTGGCACTGCGCTCGGCATCGGTCAAGCCTTGGCGCTTCGCGGCGTCGATCCTGGCCTTGGACTCGTCATCGATGAGTTTCAATGTTTCAGACAAGGCCTGACGGCGCAGCGTGGTCTGCTGCGTCATCGCATCCAGCAACAGAGCCGTCGATTTGGCGAGCTTGTCAGCCTCCGACTGCTTGGACTGATCCAGAGCCGCCTGCTCCTGCTGGTATCTGGCCTTGACGGCGTCCACTTGGCGCTGCAAGCTGGCCTCGATGATGCCGGTCAGACCCTTGTAGGCTTCTGCCATCTTGGCGGTGGCATCAGTAACGACGCCATTGGCCTTGGCTACTGCCTGCTCGACATCACCGAGGCGCGATTTGAGCTTTTCTACTGCGTTGTGAACGGCTTCGACACCACGCCCGACCGCTTCCTGCGTGCCCTGACGCACGGCTTGCAGTCGCCTGGCGATTTCTGCCTCCGTGTTGGCAACCGTCGTCATCGCCCCTTTGGCCGCTTCTGCGCCCTTGGTCGCCTCGGCATACATCTGGCCAAAGATCTGGTTCATCTCCAACAGGCGTTCTTCATGACGTTTCGTCGCTGCGGCTATCGTGTCATTGGTAAAGATCGCGGCGAACGCTTCCCAGCGGTACTGCAAAAGCTCGACGGACTTGACCAGGACTTCGACCATCAGAATGCCGGCCTTTTTCACAAACTCGAATTTCTCGGAGAGCCAGGTGCCGATTTCCCATCCGATGATGAAAGCACCAAAGGTTGCAAAGGCGGTCTTCAGGAGGCCCACGCTGGCAACTGCACCGGACACCGACAGATTGGCGGTTTCCCAGGCCGCCGCTGTGGCGCTGGCTGCGGTCACCGCAGCGGCGCCCGCGGTCTGCCAGGCGGTGATGAGTGCCGGAATCAATCGGTAAATCAGCACGGCCAGACCCACTTCGGCTATCGTCTTGAGCCATTGCATGACGGTGTCTAGGTTGGTGGACAGCCAGGTCAAAGCATCCGCCAGCTTCTTGGTGGTGCCCGTTGCCGTGTCAACCTGACTGACCCACTGGCCGAAAGCGTTCTGCAGTTTCTGGAACGCCTGGCTGACCGTTTGCGGCAGTTGGGCGTACTCAAGAGCCAGTTTGTCCTTTTGCGACAACAGGGCGTTGACCACGACGTCAGCGGTCAGGCGCCCCTCTTCGGCGAGTTTTCTGAGGCGCCCGATCGGGACGTTCAGGCCATCGGCCAGGGCTTGCGCCAGGCGCGGACTGTTTTCGACAACGGAGTTGAATTCCTCGCCGCGCAGGACGCCGGAAGCCAGGGCCTGGCCGAACTGCAGAAGAGACGACTGGGCTTCCGTGGCCGACGCACCGGAGACGCGCAGTGCTTGCGAGATGCTCTCGGTAATCGTCAGGGCATTCTTTTGCTCACCGCCGAGCATGCGCACCGCCTGCTGCAGTTTGCCGTACAGCGTGGCGGTTTCCTGGATCGGCACTCCTATGCGCTGGGCAATCTCAAAGAGCGATTTCTGGGCTTCGGTGTATTCCTGCTGACCGATGGTGGCAAGTTTCAGTCTCGCGCCCATCATGTTCCAGGCGTCCGCTATTTGAACGACCTCCTGCAGCTTGCCCGCGGCCCAGTTGATGGACAGGAAGGCCAGAAGTTGGGATTTGGCGGAGTTGACTTGATCGCCAAACGCCGACATGCCGGCCTTGACCTCGGCCAGACCGGCGGCTGCCTTTTCTCCTGCCGTCTTGGCGTTGACCGCCAACTCACCGAGGCTTTGCTGGGCAGAAGTCAGGGCGCGTTTGAGCCCGTCATCGGAACCTTCGAGGGCGACGAGAACGGCAATGCGGTTATTGGCCATGGATCAGGAGAAACAAAATATTCAAATATGACCACTTAAATGGTCTTTTTTGGTAAGATGAGCGCTTAGGGTTTTGACAAACTGGAACACTGACATGGACGCTGTACTTGCCGAGACTTCGATTGGCATCACCGAACTCAAGAAGAATCCTTCGGCCGTGATCCGCGACGCCGGAACGGATGCTGTTGTCGTCTTGAACCACAACAAACCTTCGGCCTACCTGGTGCCCGCCAGCACCTATGAAGCGCTGATGGACGTGATCGACGATCTGCAACTGCTGCCTGTGGTGCAACAGCGCATCGCGGCCTGGCAAGCCAAACCCGAGGACGTCATCGAGCTCAGCCGACAGGAGTTGGAGCGCATCGCTCGCACGCCGGCCAAACGCGCTACCAAATCCTCATCCAAAACTACTGCCAAGATACTCAAGAAGTAGCACCATGACCGCTTACCGACTGCAGTTTCTGCCTGCGGCCAAAGCGGAATGGGACAAGCTCGATGGCAGCATTCGCCAGCAGTTCGCCAAAGTACTTCTGAGGCGCCTGGATAATCCGCGTGTTCCTGCTGCGGCGCTCACTGCCATGTCAGACTGCTACAAGATCAAGCTTCGCAGCACCGGTTTTCGACTGGTGTACCGCGTGCAGGATGAAGCACTCATTCTCCTGACGATTGCTGTCGGAAAGCGCGACAAGAGCGCCGTCTATGACACAGCCAAACTGCGTTTGACCCTTGGCACAGAGCAAGCCAAGTCCAAGACACCCGCCAAAGCACCCGTCAAGACAGCACCCAAGTTGCGAGCTCGCAAATAGCAGATCAGTCCAGCGTCTGGATTTGCCTTTCTATTGCCACGGCCAGACGCGGCACGCGGCCTGCGACCAGTCGTTCGATATCTAGGCGTTTCTTCAAGAGCACCCGTGGCACCAACACAGCAATCGGGATATCGGCGCCGCGCTGCAAGCGTTTCACACCCTCGGCCTTGCGGTAGCGCCGCTTGAATCCTGCCAAGGGGCGGTCGTACTCTTTGATGTTCTCGGCCATCAATACGATGTTGCCCTTGGCGTTTTTGATGAAGTAGGCGTTCCCGCCCCTCATCAGTTCGGCGATCTGCGCCTTGAAGCGCTTGCGACCGACACGCCCATGCAGCGGAATCAGCATCTTGGCATTGATGGCTCCGCCCCGCTCGTGGATACCGGACCACGGAATGCGCGAACCCACATACAAGGCAGGCAGTCGATTCGGATCCTGGTCCAGCACCTTGGCGTTAAAGCCTTTGAGGAAGGCGTTCTTCACCACCGCCATCTGACCGGCAACCTGGGCTCGCACTTCCTGCTTGATCTCGGTGGCCTCGCTGCGCATGGCGCGCGCCACGGCTCGTCTGACCTTGTCCTGGAACTCGCCACCCCAGCGGCGCAGATTGGCTTGCGCGGCGGAGCTGTCGATGCGGATGGAGATCTTCATGAAGAGTGGGTGCGATCGGTGAGGCGATCCAGGGTTTGGTCGAGGCCTTTTGCATCGCCACGGGTACCGATGGCGATCAAGGAAAGGAGACGCGCATCAATTGCGGCGTCCGTCCGAATCGTGGCGCCCAGAAAGCCGCGCAACTGCGCCAAGGTGTAATCCAGGATGTCGGGAAGACGGTGACCGTGCTCTATCAGGCGCTGGACGGCCTCGAACCAGACACCGGTGCTGCTGCCGGTGCGAGGCTTTTGGCCTGCGTGAACAGGCCTTCCAGTTTGGGCATCACCGTCCGGGTAAAAAAATCGGCATTCACCTCGATCACCTTGGCCGCCAGCAGAATCGCCTCGTCAGCCGCAAGATCATCGACCCAGGTGCGCGGCTTGTTGACGGCGATCGCAATGGCTGAGAGCAAATCGTCGCCGTGATCGCCAAACAGCGTCAACCAATCGATCTCTGTTCGCGTGAGATGCTGCATAACGGGTGAGATCGTGCGCAAGAAGGCCGGCATTTGGCCCACTTTGAGGGGTTTTATCGCCAATGCCTCGCCACCTACGATCAGTTCGACGGCTTGCGGGATAAGTTCTTCCAAGTCAGTCATGGTGATCGATCTAGATTTGGACTATTTTTCCGAACTGACCTAGAGCAGCGTCGAACGGCTTGCTCGCATCGGCCAGAAGCGAGCCGTCCATCTCGAATTTGTTGTAGTCGTCCGAGATAAAGGAGATTTCCTTCAAGGGATCGAAGGCCACACGGTAGAGTTCGACCAGGACCTTGGCATTTCCCTGCGCGGTGTTGAGCCCCTCCAGGCGCAAATAGCGCTCGGGCAGCGGCTGGGTAAAGATCCCGATCTCTGTCGCTACACCGTAGGCGTAACTCGCCTTGAATGGCGCCGTGAAACCCGTGACATCGAGAAACTGCAGGGCGCCAAAGTCAGTATCGGCCGTGTAATGCGTGCCCAGCTCCAAAGTTGCGGGCGTTCCAGCCGAATCGACAACGACCAGCGTCGATACTTTGGGATGGGCAAAGAAATAGCGGTCACCGACTACTGGAACAGCACCACCGATCGGCTCTGCTGTCACTGTGCCGGTCGTGCCGACGACGTGGTTGCCGTACAGGGCGAGTGCCAGGTTTTCTTTGGTGAATTCCTCGATCGTGAGTTTCACGGTGGCGGATTTCTGCTTGACCATGCAGTGGTCCAGCGTGCGCTGACCGGTCTGGCTCTCGTAGTGCTCGAGCACATCGGTCTTGAGCGAGAGTTTGAGCTCGGCGACGTTGCCGGGCGAGCGAACCTCGACGGGGTTGCCTGAGATGTCACGCTTGCCGAGGAAGACTCGGCCTTGGAAAGATGCATAGGTGCTCATGGTTTGGGTTCCTTGTGTTGAAAGGGTTTGGGTTCTGGCTCGGTCCTGAAAGGCTTGGGCACTGGCGTCGCAATGCTGTTGGCGATCAGCCAGTGAGCGGTTGCGTCGTCGACTTCAATTCGCTCACCAGACGCGCAGGTCTGATTAGCGTGCGTGTGCGGTTTCAATAGAACAAGTGGGGTCATAGGGTTCATCCAATCGTTGAGATATCACTGGCTAGGGTTCGGTAGGTGATCTGGTAGCGAGCCGGAATGGCTGCAGCGGTAGCGTCAGCATCCTCGACGTCCCACTCGCATTCCAGTTCTCTGAGGCCCAGACACAGGCCACCGAGGTTGGTGCTGGCAAAGAGGGCTGCGTGAGCGGCCACAAGCAGTGCGTCTGCGATTGCTTCCGGTGCGCCGCCAGCGGTTTCACGTGCAACGGCCACCATGCGCAGCACCAGCTGGCGCTCGACACGGTCGTTGATGCGCGGCGAAACCGCATCCGACTCGGGGAAGAGCAGAAGCGCTGGCGACTGCTCGCGGCTGACGCCAGTCGGAGGGGACCGGATCAAGGTGGCTCCTTGCGCGATCGCGATGGGCGCGAGCAAGGCCACCACCGCCTGAATGATATTTTCTCGAAGGGATTGGTTCATGGATTCGTAGAATGCAAATTCAAATAGAAGAAAGCCTTATGGCAAGCACACCACCCAAGAAGCCGCATCGCAGCAGCCAGTCGCGACCTTCCCACTTCACCGTCCTCGTCGAGTTGATCGACACCAAGCCCACGATCTGGCGGCGCATCCACCTCGATGGCCGAATCCGCCTGGACGCGTTTCATCACGTCTTGCAAGCCGCCATGGGCTGGTCCGACTCGCACCTGCACGTGTTCAATATCGGCGACAAGCACTACGGCACGCCAGACCCCGAATACGAGGACCTGGATCACCAGGTGTTGATCGAGAAGAAGTTCCGACTCAACCAGCTGCTCGCAACAGGTGACAGCTGCACCTACCTGTACGACTTCGGCGACAGTTGGAGCCACCGCATCACAGTCGAATCAATCGAGGAGTTGGACGAAGCCCATTCCAATGCACGCAGTGCCTGGGTTGAAGCGGGCCAACGTGCCTGTCCACCCGAGGACGCCGGTGGTGTGGGGCAATACCAGGATTTCCTGGAATCCCTTGAGAACGACCCCTACGGTGAAGAGACCAAAGAGATGCTTGAGTGGGCAGGACTGGACTTCGATCCCGAGCGCTTTGACCGTAAGGCCGTCAATAACGCAATCGACCGGCTGCTATGGAATGGCTGGATCAAGATCGGCGTCTGAGAACAACGCTTAGAGTCGTGTCAGCGTCGCCTGACATTCCGAGCCATCCCCAATCGCGGTGATTTCTCGCACGCGATAGTTCTGGCCCGCAACCTCCAGCGTGCTGCCCGCCACCAGATCCGCCAACCAAGTCAAGGGATATCGGATCATGTAGTCCCGACTCACGCCCATCCCGCCGAGCACATCGTGGTCAGGCGCACGCAGATCGACCATGACCTGCGTGCTCCCAAACAGGGCGGGTGTCAGCAGCCCCGCATTGTCAGCTGCCGCGTACAGAAACTCGACGCTGACCATCAAGCCATCGTGAGCTTGACCAGCACACCCGGGCGGTGGCACATCGGCAGCGGATTGCTCTGCGTGTGCAGATCGGTGCCGCGCTCGAACTTGCGGGGTTCTTGTTTGGCGTACAGGACCTGTCCGAGCGTATTGACCGTCTCGTTGAAGTCGGCCGGGGCGATGTAGGTGCCAAAGGTGTCCACTGTGCCCAGCGGAAACGCATGCGCCTCACCGGCGGCGATGAAACGGCGAACATTGCCGTCGATGTCACTGGCCTGGCCGCGGTATTCCTCGAAGGTCAAGCCACCGAACGAGAAGGCCTGGCGCACGTCGTCGCGCAGCATCGCGCCTTGAGCGTAGTTCTCATAGGCCTTGTTGACCTTGGCGTGACCGACCAGCTTCTCGAAGAACTCGGGCGAGCACAGGCAGTGGATGCCGGTCATGAATTCACCGCGCAGGTTGTCGTCCACATGGCGCAGCACCTCGAAGCAGTTCTTTCTGACGTCGGTGCTCTCGGTGTTGAGCCCGAAGCTGACCGTCTTGGGCGGGATCTCAAACTCGTTGTACAGGTTGTAGAGCACCGAGCCATCAGAATCCAGGATCGCACCCTTCAAGGCGCCCATGCGCAAATGCTCCAACGTCAAGGCATGCTTGTTGCGCATGCGCTCCAGATGACTGGCCAGCACGGTGGCCACGGTTTCCATCTCGGTCTCGGAGCCGAAGGCCCGGATCCCCTGGACTTCCTCCGGCAGCACCACATCATCATGCGGAATGTGCGGCACGACAAACGAGCGCAGCTTGCGCTTGTCCCGGAAGCCGACGGAACTGGGGCTACCGACGGGAAGTGTGGGCAACAGGTTGAGCGTGCCATTGCGCTCTTCGACCAGGATCTGGCGACTGCGCACCGGTTTGAACGGAAACAGATTCATCTGCTCCAGACGCCCGTAACGGTTGGGCAGCAGATTGATGGCCAGGGTCAAAGCAGCCATTGAGAAGCCGGGATTGTTGAATGGGTTTTGCATAAAGGATCTCCAGAAGAACAAAACCCGCCCGGCGAATCAACACCGAGGCGGGTTTCAGGGAAGGAAAGAAGTGGTTAAGTGGGTCTGGACCTTGAGTCGGCTCAGGCGCTGGTGCGAATCAGAATGCCAATGTCTTCGAGGTGGCGCACTGCAGCCCTCTTGACGTCAGCATCAATGCCTGCGGGCCAGATCACGAGCTTTTCTGCGACCATGGCGTGGCGTGCCAGGAGCAGCGCGTCCTCGCGGTCGATGAGCGATGCATCGATGTCGCCGAGCAGAATGCCAACCGGCGTCTCAGTCCCATCGGTCGCGGCCGGATCAAAGGCATGGTGCTTGTCGTCGGCTGTTTTGCGACCCAGCACCGTGCCCATGGCTAGGTTCTGGCCAGCGGCAATGGTGATGGCGCTGCGGGAGTAGAACTGAGGGGCTTCAAACTTGAGCAGATCGCCCAGCGTGGGTAGTGAATCAATGAAGGGCATGGTTTACTCCTTGGAGTTGAGTTTTTTGACGGCCGCCACGATTGGCGAGGATTGGGGCGAGGCTGCGGGAGAAGTGCTGCCGGTCCCTGTCCCGGTTGCAGCGGGCAGCGTGGACTGAATGCCCAGTGCGTCACTGCTGGCAGCGCGCGCTTCGATCAGGCTGCGACGCACCTCCATCTCAGTCTTTCCGGCAGCGAGGAACTGCGCGGTGCGGTCAGGGCAGCCTGCGATCAGGCACATCTCGGCAATCGCCTGCACACTTTGCTGCAGGGTCTGGGTGGCGGTCTGCGCCCCGTCCTTGCGAGCTTCGCTGATGAGTTGCGCCAAGGCAGCGGGATCGGTAATGGGGCCAACTGCGGCTTGCACCGCCGCCACTGAGTTGGGCGTCACAGGCAGCACGACAGCGCTCGCTGTGTTCGCTTCGGTGGCCGGATGGATGATGGGGTCAGGGGTTTCTTGAGGCATAAAGGTCTCCTTGGTTACCTCGTTTGGGAAGGGTTGGTTCTGGGTGGAATCGCAAGTGCTTTCAGGGCTTGCACGCGCCAGGGCTGGACCGGCCCGGACAGACAACAACGGGCTGCGTAATCGGTTTGTCAGTAGATGGTTTTTCATCTCAGACACAGCGGCGTCCAGACTCATCACGCCATCGGCAAGGCCCGCCTTGACGGCGTCCTCGCCAAAGTACAGCGCCGCCTGGGTACCGCGAATCGCTTGCACCTTGATGCCTCGCATCTGCGCGACCTGATCGGTGAAGATGGCGTATAGCCGATCAACTTCTGCCTGCAGACTGGCGTGGGCCTGAATGGAAAGCGGCTCATGGGGCGAGAAGTCGTTCTTGTGCTCACCAGCCGTAATGGCGGTGTAGCGCAGTCCCTCAGTCGCATCCTTGGCCGACTGGTCCACATGCAGAGCAATCACACCAATCGAGCCGACACCCGCGGTCTCGGTAATGAAGATGCGCCGGGTACTCGCTGCAATGGCATATGCAGCAGAGAACGCCGCATCGTTGGCCACGGCCCACATCGGCTTCTTTTCACCAGCAGCGCGGATCCTGCGGGCGAGTTCAAAGACCCCTGCAGCCTCACCACCGGGGGAGTCGATATCGAGCACGATGCCTGACACAAGAGGATCGGCCACAGCGGCATCGATCTGATCTGCAATCGAGGCGTAACTCGTGAGTCCCGATTCGACCTGCAGACCGATGGTGCGTTTGACCAGACTGCCGTAGATCGGAATCACGGCAATGCCAGTTTGCATCGCATCCATCGACAGTAGATCAATCGTGGAAGCTGCCGTGACGATCTCCCGCGAGCGCAGTGCAGACGGATCGATCGGTGAATCACCAGTGGTCGGATGCAGATCCGGGCGCAGACTCAGGCGTGGCAACAGCACCGACAGAATGACGTCGAGCTTGGCACGGGCAATAAGAAGCGGTGTGCCGAACACGCGGCACGCAAGGTGTGGCAACAAGGTGACTCCTAAATTGAAGTGCTGTCGGGGTTAGACGCAGCGGCGTCCAGAGCTGATGCCTGTCCTGGCACAGGTTTCGGTGCGGACGCCTGGTCGTGGCGCGGATCAGAATCAAAGACCAGTCCGAGTTCATCGGCGCGTTGGTTGTCGGCTGCAATCTCGCGGTCAATGTCCTCGGCGTCGTAACCGAAACCTGAGATCGCCTCGGACCTGGACATCAGCCCGGCACGAATGGCGGTCAGCATCGCGTCGAACTCCTTCTTGGGATCGACCCACTGCCAGCCCTGCGGGATCCACTTGGCCGCCAGGTACTCACGCCGCCGTGTTGCAAAGCCCGGCAAGGTGATTGCACCTTCGAGCACCGCCTGTTCTATCCAGGCCTTCCAGATCGGTCGGCACAACTGGTGCACGATGACACCGTGCTGGATCGCTTCGCAGCGGCGCCTGAATTCGAGCAAGCCAGCCCGTATCGAGGAGTAGTTGACTTGCGTCAGATCGCCAGTGAGCATCTCGTAGGTGATGCCCATGGCTGCTGCCACTGCCCGAAACTGCATGCGCAGGAATTCGGAATAACTCGCGCCGACATCGGCGGGTTGACTGAACTTCACGTCCTCACCGGGCTCCAGGAATTGCAGGGTGCCTGGCTCGAGTCCTGCCAGAGACACCCCGTTGCCATCCGCCGGCCCCTCGCCCATCAGGTTGTCTTCGGGGGCCATGCGCGTGATAAAGCCAGCAAACATGGCCGCCGTCTTCTTGCGCACCAGTTCTGCATCGTCGTACTGGTCGAGTTCATTGAGCTTGACTAGGGCCCGGGCCAGCCACGGTTCACCGCGGATCTGACCTGGGCGCAAGGGCCGAAACAGATGAATGACTTCTGCAGCCGGAACCCTAACCGTGTCCATGCCGCCGGCACCCGACATTGGAGAGAGCATGCCGTCACCCGGATGCGAGCGGTACAGGTGATACGCCACACGGCGCCCCAGCCGGTCAAACTCGATGCCGGCGCGCACTGTGTTGCCGAACCCCGAACTGCCCGCTGCTGGTGCCAGTTCGGTGTTCATCGAGGTTGGCAAGTGCTCAGGCTCCAAAACCTGCAGCTGCATCGCGACCGCGAGTCCATCTTCGGGGCGTCGGTAGCGAATCCGGATCAGGGCCTCTCCGCCCTCGAGCATGGCGCGGCAGGCCAATGCCTGCAGCCCGTAGAAGTCGGTCAGGCCTGCTCCATCGGCATCCTCACACCAGTCCCGCCACAGGGCATGGATGGATTCGCGCACCGCGTTGTCCACCAGCATCGATTGCGGCTTGATGCCGGTGCCGATGGCATTGGCCACGAAGGCTTCAACACCGGCAGCAGCCCAGGCGTTGCGTCGCACCAGGTCCCGGCTCTTGGCGCGCAGCTCCATTTGCGTGTAGGCCAGGGCCGCCACAGCGCCGGGGTTGCCGACCTGCCAGGCGAGTGCTCTGCGTCCACCGCCGATGCCGTCGTAGGTAGGGTTCGAAGGGTTGACACGCCCTGCGTGACCAGAATTACGGCCACCGAACAGGGACATGCCAAGGCGCTCTACCGACAGGCTTTTGCGCATTGTTTGGATCCAGCCCATCAAGTGCCCTTTCCCGTGGTGACTCGGATCTGCCTTGGAGCGCCCGGCCACAGATTGGTCGCAACCGCCTGCTCAAAGAGCCCGCGCTTGACTTCCCTGATGGCGGCGCGCAGTTCATCGATGGATCGATACTCGACCGTCTTGTCGCCAAAGCTGACGCGCCTCTCGCCTTTGGCAAGCGCAGCTTCCAAGGCTTGCACTTGGGTTTCTGTGTAGGCCATCAGCGATAGACCATCAGGTTGAGTTCGGAGGTGTCCGAGAGCGAGCCCGCCTGAGATGCGCAAATGACCTCGACATAGTCCGCGGTCTTGACTTCGGCCGTGACGCGGGCGCTGGCCACCTTGAGGGTAGACTGGCTGCCCGAGTTGCGCGCAAAGGCACTCCAGCAGTAATTGGCATCCGTCATCGAGCTTGCAAAGGTCACGCGGTACTTTCCAGTCGAATCGCGCGTGACACCTTGCACGTTGAAGGACGACCCTATCACCACCTTGTTGCCCACAAAGCCGAAAGAGACCCAGGCACGCGCAAGTCCGGGATGGTCAGCCTTGATGCGCAACTTGATCTGACCGCCGATGGCTGCTGCCAGATCAGCGATCCTTTGGGACAAGCTCATACCGTATCAATCTGATCAGGCAGCCAATGCGGTCTCAAACACCGCCACGTAATTTGTTTCGGGGTCACCAACTGCTGCGGCAGCAATCGCGCCGATGTTCTGCCGGGCCTGGGTCTGCTCAGGTGCGGTAAGTGACTGTGCTGCATCGAAGCGCACGCGCTTGTCCACCGCGGACAGCAGTGCGCTGATACCACTCTCGTCGCTGAGAATGGCGGTCTGCAGTTCTTTGAGGGTGTCAAAGGCGGCGTCGGCACCACCCAGAAGATCGGCCTTCAGCGCATCGAGCAGCCCGGTGATCTTGGAGGCCGAGAAGGTGGTCGCTGTCGCAGCTGAGTTGGCATCATCAATGACCGTGATGCCGGCAAGCACAGAGATTTGGCTGCGCAGCTCATTGATGGATGACACCAGATTGGTCTTGTCGGTGGTGGACAGATTGGCCAGCGTGCCGACCTGACCATAGATGGTCTTGAACTCTGCGGCCAGGCGCAGTACCAGGGATTCGATGCGAACTTGCAAACTCATGGGGAGATCTCCAATAACTTAAAAGAAAGAGCGCACTCGGCGCTCACGAGGACAACCAGCGACTCTTGATCACACGCCGGACTGATTTCTGAGACCCAGAATGTGAAAGACCACCGCTTTCGGTGGCCTCTGCTGGGTCGAATGTTTGGACTCGCGACGGCTTGTCTGGCGGTTCAATGCCGAGTTGCCTCCGAAGTTCCAGCCAGTGCCGCTCCTCGAATCGATCGAGGCCGGCTGCTGCAGCGGCGGCGCGGCAATAGACATAGATGTCCAAGGCTTCATTGCGCTCGCGCATCTTCTGCCACTCACGGTGCGCAAAGCCATTGCGGTCGCGCCGTGTAATCAACTGCTCGGCGCACAACTGCTGAATGAACTCGGCGTCAATCTTGGGCAGATGCACGTAACCTGCGGGGTAGACCACCGTGGTTCCATCCTCCAGGACGTCTGCTGTCTTGCGCAGGTTGTTGTAGAACTCCAGCTTGGCAATGCTGACCGTGACCGAATAGAGCTTGATGCCGCGGCGCAGCTTGCGTCCACCTTGCGTAACATCAACCGCTGTCGGTGTGCCGATCAGGGCCGCACCTCGTGCCACCCCTTTGACCGCCATGACCCGCGGGTCTCTACAGGTACGCACGAAGGCATAAGCCTCCTGCGTTGCAAAGCCGGTATCCAGCGCAAAGCGGGCCAGTGGCAGGGATGCACCGGATTCATGGGTCCAGGTCTCAATCAACATCTCCCGAAGGCGTTTCCACACTTCATCGCGTGCGGTGTCTCCCATCAGGACCCGGTGCTCGATCAGCCAGGATTCCTTGCCGACACCAAAAGCCCAGACCGAAGCTTCGATCCTGTCCTTCTGCACGTCGGCGCCACCGACCAGCAGCAGGCTGCCCGCTGGGACGGTACCCATCTTGTAGTCTTCTCTGCGCTCAAGCAAGCGTTGCCAGTCTGGCGCCTCGCCTTCTTCGACCCAGCTTTCACCAAGTTCGGTGTTCTTGAAAGTCTTGATGGCGGCAGCCGATCCTGATTCCTTGCTCACCGCGCTCTCCCAAGCCGCAGCGATGTCGCGCCAACTGCGCCAACCCACCGGGCTGTACAGGCTTGAAAGGTGAAAGCCAGTGGTCTTGACACCGGCGTCTGGCGCCATCGGTCGCCACTCTCCCTGCTCCAGCATCCCGGTCTTGTGATGCTCAGCGATTGGCTTATCGCAAGACTCACAGACATAGGCGGCCGTCGCTGGCAGACCTTTGTCCCAGCGCAGCTGCTCAAATCGCAGCCACTGCCGATGTGCGCAGTGTGGGCACGGCACGAAGTAGCGGCACTGGTTCGATGCCTCGTACTCGCGCTCGATGGCGCTGACACCCGAGATCGTCGGGGTTGAGACTATGAAGATCTTCCTGCGCGAGAAGGTTCGGGTACGCGCTTCGGCCAGCGAAATCGCATCACCTTCGCCTTCAACGTCCAGTGGATAGCCATCGACTTCGTCCAAAAACAGGTAGCGCACTGGCATCGATCTGAGGCCCACCGCGCTGTTGGCACCGGTCATCACCAGAACCCCACCTCGGAACTCCTTGGCCATGATGGTGTTGCCCGAGTCACGCGACCTTGCCGGTGCGATCAAGGCTGAGAGTGCTTCTGACTCCTCGATCAACGGGTCGATGCGCTGCTTTGAATTGCGCTTGGCCATGTCCACCGTCGGCCAGACTGCCATCATGGGACCCGGCGCGTGATGGATCACATAGCCAATCCAGCAGCTGCCACACTCCGTCGCGCCCAGCTGCGCGGCCTTCATGAACACCACGCGCTCCACCGGCGAGGTGGGTGAGAGGCAATCCATGATGTCTCTCAAGTACGGCGTGCGACTGGTGCGCCAACGCCCGGGCTCGGCTGACGCCTTGCTCGATAGCATCCGGTGCTGATCGGACCACTCGGAGACGGATAGCAGCGGATCTGGCATCAAACCCTCGCGCCAGGCACGCTCAATTTCTTCAGCGCCTTCGTAATCTTCCATGTTCTGTGCTGGTCTCAATCCACCCGGGGGCTAAGGTTCCCGAGTTCCTGCAAGTGGTCCCGTACCGCACTCTCCAGAGAGACGTGCATGGTGTGTGCATCAACTTCCAACTTGGCCGCCATCTGCGCTGAAACACGCGCTGGCCAGTTCAGCCAGGCGTCCCGCTCGGAGCGGGCAAGCTTGAAGACGTGGGCTATGGCCTGTGGTCTGTCAACCAGTTCGCCTTTGAGACGGGCCAGACGTACCTTGTTGGTCTGCGCCTTGACGACTTCGTTGACGGTGCGTGCCTGAAGCAGTGATGTGCCGCCGGTGCCGCCAACATTGGCTGAGCCAGTTGCGCCGATACCGGCAGTCGTGCCAGCACTGCTTCTCTCAGGGCCACAGTTATCAACTTCCGGTACCTTGACTTTGACGGTCGGCCTTTGGGTGCCGATGTTGGGCGCGCTGGTATTGCGCTCCCACTGCGTATCGGCCTGATCAGCATCAATCGTTCCGTCAGCTTCTGGCGTGACGCGACCGCTGCGAATGGCCTTGTGCACGGCGGTGTCGGTGACCCCGCGGTGACGGGCGTAGGCACGTATCGATAGTCCCATTGGATTGGTGTGAAGTATTCATTCCTGAATTGGTGCGTCAGATGCGTCAGGCAGAGATGCAAATTTGCCGGAATTTGGGGTGTTGGATTGAAGCCAATCAATGTGCAGAAAGATTCAAAGAATGATTGAAATTGACTTGGCTTCTCAATCGAACAGCGCGTTCATAGAGGCGTTGCAGCAAACCTGCTCAACACCGCAATAACCAACTTAAAGGACGCAAATCATGAGTAACTCAGCAGCCCCAACCACCACGCAAATGGCCGAGCAACTTCGTGACATCCAGCTCGAACTTATCGACTTGCTTGACCAGGCACAACGCCTGCTGCGCAACGCACCAAGCATCACCCGCGAACGCGCACAGAGCTACTGGCTGGCACACGCCCGCATAGCCATCACAAAGAACCACAGCTACTTGGGTGGCTGCATGTTCGACATGGAAGACACCATCAACGAGTTAGAAAACACTTCCGAAGAGGATCACGAGTCATGA